ATCATCCTAAGATAGCTCAAGACTTAGATAGTGATAATATTCTTGAAATAGCTACTAGACTTGAAGATTTGAGAAAAAGACAACCAGACTTTACTCAACTTACTGACAGTCAAAAATTAGAATTTGAAAAAATACAACAGGATTTTCAAACAGACTTCGACATTGTCCCCAGTGAGCTTTTTCTTAAGAGAGGAAAAGATGACCCTGGAAGTATTTTGCAAGAGATAAGTAAAGAGGTAATGGAACAATGGATGTCTGGCAGAGGAAACCAAAAACCTAGAATTTATTCTACTCAGGGAAGAACTAAGTATATTGCTAAAAAAAATGAAATTTCAACATACCTACCTAGAATAGAAAAGCCTAAAAGACTCTTGGGAAAACTTACGAAAATTGGTGTAGGAAGACCTGTTGCTAAATTTAAGAGAGACGAATATCTTGACGCATTTGACAAAGCTTCTAATATAGATTCTTTGGCTGTTTTTCTTGCTACTAGTATAGCAAAAAACGAACTTAGTAACGCTATGTATCCACTTAACGCAATGATAGCAAAAAAGAACTTAATGAACATGGAACAGAGTATTAAACATTTAGAAGAGGTGAGAGATGCAGCAGTTGATAGAGTTCAAGAGGCAAATAGAAGAATAGAAGAATTTGATGCAAATAACGATAAGACACAAATATTAAATGACTTAAAAAGCAAGTTACCAGATGACTTAAAAGATTCTTTAGATGTGGTAATTCGACATCAAGAGGGAATAGAAAAACTTAATGAAAACCCAGCTTTCTCTAGTTCTAAACAAGCAACAGAATTGATGGTTCATCAAATAATTAATCAAGCAAGAAAGTTAGGATACGATAGAGTTGTTTTTCCTAATGTTGAATCTTATCTTAAAGCAGGAAGAACAAGTGAACCAATTAAAAGAAAAGCGTATGGAGATCCAGTCAACAAAGTTCCTTATAACTTTGCAATAGGTTCAAATGTTACAGATGCTTTAAAAAAGTATGGTTCTTCATATACTACTCAACCCACCTATAAGGCGTTTAAAAAAGGAATGGTTACTCAAGCAAATCAACCAGTGCCTCCTGCCGAAGTTAACTTTGGTGAACAATCTAGACAAAATCCAGTAGAAGATGATATGTTTAGGGTAATTGATTTAAACGATAAAGAGGCGGCTAAGAAATCTACTTTAAAAATACCAAGAATGGCAAAAGGTGGTATACTGAATAGATTCAGAAAGGCAAGTTAAAAATGGCAACAAGAGAAGAAAGATCAAGAGACATAGCTGGAATGGTTGAAAAAAGCATAGGAGCAGGTGGCTCCGCTATACTACAACCAGAGGCAGATAGTCTACAAATAGAAGTTGACGAAACTGAAGCATTGCCAGAAGGCATAGAAGTTGACACTGGAGAACAAGTCGAGGTTGTAGCCGAAGCTTACAATCATGATGCTAATTTAGCTGAAGTTTTAGAAGACAGTGTGTTAGGTGCTCTTGCTTCTGATTTACAATCTAAAGTTAAAGAAGATGTAGAATCAAGAGCTGACTGGGAAGAAGCTATTGCAAAAGGATTAAATTTACTTGGCATAAACTACGAGGACAGAAGTGATCCGTTTCTTGGTGCGAGTGGTGTAACACATCCACTATTGTCAGAAGCTACAACACAATTTCAATCACAAGCTTATAAAGAGATGTTACCAGCTGGCGGCCCAATAAAAACTCAAATACTTGGCGTACCAACAAAAGAAACAGAAGATCAAGCACAAAGAATTAAAGATTACATGAACTATCAAATTATGGAGGTCATGGAAGAGTACGATCCAGACACAGATCAAATGTTATTTTATTTGCCTTTAACTGGTTCTACTTTTAAGAAAATTTACTTTGATCCGACTAAACAAAGAGCCGTATCAAAGTTTGTTCCAGCCGAAGATCTAGTTGTTCCTTATTCTGCTTCAGATTTAATGACGGCAGAGAGGGTTACACATGTCGTTAAAATGACGTATAATGATATTCGTAAACTACAAGTGGCAGGAGTATATAGAGATGTGGAGTTATCTGCTTCGGATTCTGGAGAAGATGAAGGAAGTATCCAAGGAACTACTGATGAGTTGCAAGGACTCCATCCAGGTTATTCTGACGATGTATATACTATTTTGGAAGTCCATGTGGATCTCGACCTTGAAGGGTTTGAAGATCCTAATGGTATCATGTTACCATACATTGTTACGATTGACGAAAACTCTAGTCAAGTTTTGTCGGTGGTTAGGAACTATAGGGAACAAGATCAACTAAGACGTAAGAGACAATACTTTGTGCATTTTAAGTTTTTACCGGGTTTTGGATTTTATGGCTTTGGTCTTTTACATACAATCGGTGGATTGTCTAGGGCAGCCACCTCAATTTTAAGGCAGTTAATAGATGCAGGTACTTTATCAAATCTTCCAGCTGGATTCAAAGCTAGGGGTGTTCGTATTCGTAACGATGACGAGCCTCTTAATCCTGGTGAGTTCAGAGACATCGATGTCCCAGGTGGGGATCTCAAAAATTCAATCATCCCATTGCCATACAAGGAGCCATCAGCCACACTAGCACAGTTATTAGGTGTTGTTGTTGATTCTGGCAGACGTTTCGCTCAAGTTGCAGATGCAAAAATCAGTGATGTAAACTCACAAGCACCAGTGGGAACAACTGTTGCGTTGATTGAACAAGGTTCAAAGATTATTTCAAGCATACATAAGCGTTTACATTATGGACAAAAACAAGAATTTAGAATGTTAGCAGAGATTTTTGCAGAAAATCCAGTTCCATATCCTTATTTTGTAGGTAATGTAGCACCACAAATCATGGCACAAGACTTTGATGGTCGTGTTGATATACTTCCAGTCAGTGATCCTAACATTTTTTCTATGGCACAACGCTTATCTTTAGCACAAACGCAGTTACAATTAGCTCAAGCCGCTCCACAAATGCACAATCAGTACGAAGCGTACCGAAGAATGTACGATGCACTTGATGTTAAGAACATAGATGGCATATTACCACCTCCACAGCCACCTGCACCAGCAGATCCAGCGACAGAAAATGCTAATTCTATCAAAGGAATGCCTTTACAAGCGTTCCCACAACAAGATCATGAGGCACATTTGATGGCACATGCTACATTTTTGTCTAATTTAGCGTCTCAAGCCAATCCTCAAGGCTACGCATTACTACAAGCTCATGTTCAAGAGCATATTGGTATGTTAGCAAGAGATCAAGTAACCAAATTTTTCCAAACAATGATGGAAGAAGCTCAACAAAGAGGTGAACCATTGCCACAAATAGCTCCAGAAGCTATTGAAGCTGCAATATCACAACAAATTGGCGAAATATTGAAAGAAGTTATGCCAGTAATAGAGCCTGCACAGAAACCAGACCCACTTGTAGCGATTAGAGAGAAAGAATTAGAGAATGATACGGCTGAAATACAAAGAAAGTCTATAAATGACATGATGAGTTTCCAAATTGATCAAGCAAAACTAAAGCAGGCGTTTGACATAGCACAACAGAGGACAAAAACTCAAGAACAAATAGCAGATGACCGTAATGACGTTAATATTTACCGTATAAACACTCAAGCTGCGAGTAGAAAGTAATATATGTTAGATCCTGCCTCAATTGGCATAGCCATTACAGCCGCTAATACGGCATTTTCGGCAATCAAACGCGGTTTTGCCGCAGGTCGAGAAATTGAGTCTATGGGAAAAGACCTTTCACGCTGGATGGGTGCTGTTTCAGATGTGGAAAATACTGAAAAATCTGCTAAAAGTGCGTCACCACTTAGAAAACTATTTAAAGGTCGAGAAATAGAGGCATCAGCTATAGAGGCTTTTACTGCAAAGAAAAAGCTAGAAGCACAGAGACAAGAACTTAAATCTTTTATTAATTTTCATTACGGAGCTAATTCTTGGAATGAAATTTTAAGGATGGAAGCGGAGATTAGAAAGAAACGAAAAGAAGAGATTTATGCCAAACAAGAATTGATGAGAAAAATTTGGGAATACATTGGGTGGTTTGTTTTATTCTGCACAGTTGTAGGTTTCATTATTTTTCTTGCATGGTTATACAAAGAAAAGAGAGGTTAATATGGATGGTGGAATGATACTAGATGCTTGGAATAATTTAGGATGGATCGATGGTATTTTATTTACTTTTTGGTTGTTTATCTTATATTATGGTAAATGTTGGATAGATGAGAGGTTTAAAAAATGATAAAATGGTTATTAAACGTATTTAAAGGGAATCATGGAGATTTGTCAAAGCACAGACTTCATACAACTAAGTACGAAGATTTATGTATGTAGGATGATATGTTACAGTTTTTAACACCAATAGCTAATTTAGCTGGCACATGGCTACAGAACAAAGTAGAAAAAACAAAAGCAGATGGTCAAGCAAAAGTTGCTGAAGCCAAAGCAAGAGCATCTGTTGCAGAAAAAGTTGCGGCAGGTAAAGTTAAATGGGAAGGCAAAATGGCAGATGCTACCAGTGAGAGCTGGAAAGACGAATTTGCTTTAGTTGTGTTACTTGCACCTGCGATATTAGTGTTTATTCCAGGTATGAGAGAGTATGTTAAAGAGGGATTTCAAGTATTGTCCACTTTACCAGACTGGTATCAATATCTTTTATACATTGCAATTTCTGCATCGTTTGGAATTAAAGGTGTTGGTCAAGCAGCTAAAATGTTAAGAAAGAAATGACACAAGATTTATTTAGACATTTAAGGATACATACAATGACTAAAAAAAATAAGGACCCAAAAGTTGGAACTGGAAAGAAGCCAAAAGGTTCTGGTAGACGTTTATATACGGATGAGAACCCTAAAGACACGGTTGGTATCAAGTTTGCTACAGAGGCGGATGCCAGAGCAACGGTTGCAAAAGTTAAAAGAGTTAATAAACCTTTTGCGAGAAAGATACAAATTCTTACAGTTGGTGAGCAAAGAGCAAAAGTAATGGGTAAAACAAAGGTGGCAAGTATTTTTAAAAAAGGAAAAGAAGCAATAAGGAGATCACATGGCAAGAATTAGACAGTTTGCAAAAGATATGGGTTTATCGTATAATAAAGCCAAGCGTTTAGTTAACAAAGGAAGAAAACTCAAAGATGGAGGATCTTCTGTATTGGAGAGCACTATGAACAAGGCAAAAATGGTAAAAGCTGAAAAGGGTAAAATCACAAAAATAGACCCCAAAGGCAAAAATCTTGACAGAGCGAAAATGGGTCAGTTTAATAACATAGCAAACGCCGCTCGTGAAGGAAAGATTAGTCCAACAGAAGCTCAAAGAAGAATACAAAAATTAATCCTAGCTAAACAAAAGGGTGGTGGTTTTGACGCAGAGTTTGAAGCATTACAAGCTCTAAACAAAGAGTTTGAAAAGGCAAGACAAAAGCCAGAAGCACTAAAACGTAAAGAAAGTTTACAAAAAGAAATTAAAAAAACAAAAGATAAGAGTACAAAATCTTTACTTACTAGAGAATTAAAAGCTGGTGGTAAAAAAGGAATTAACCGTAATTTGTTAAAGGATAAATTTTTAACAGACGCAGAGTTAAAGAAAAAGTATCCAGAAAGATATAAACCAGCACAACCATCTGGAAGAACTTATCCTTACCCAGGAGACAAGAATCCTGGAAAACCAACACAAAAACCTACTATGACAAGAGAAGAACAAATAGAGGCAATTAAACCTAAGAAAAGTAAAGGCCCTAGAGTGGGAGCAAATCCTAAAGATTTAACAATTAAAGGAGGTCCAGGCCCTAAAGGAAAATTTTTAAAAAGGATGAATAAGGGTGGTGCAGCTTTTCCAGATTTAAGTGGTGATGGTAAAGTAACTAAAAAAGATATTCTCATTGGCAGAGGCGTAATTAAAAAGTCTCGTGGTGGTGGTATCGCTGTCCAAGGAACTGGATTTAAAGGTGTATATTAGTGGATGAAGATTTTAATGATGCCTTTGATGATGCTGGATTTGATGTAAGTCCAACACCAGAACCAGCTACGATAGGCATGGGAGATTACACTGAGGGTGAGGAAGACTATACTCAAAGAACTACCATACCAGGAACGAACATTACTGGTTTTGTAAGTCCTCAAAGTTATATGGAATATAGAGGAGCTACTGCTACTAATCCTTTTCCAGACTCTATTTTTTCAAGAATATTTGGTGCAGAGAATGTAGATTATACAAACATACTTGGCTCTGGTGGTGTTCAAGATATTAATAATTTACGTTATCGCCAAGCTATGGGATTACCTTCGTTAAAAACAGGTCAAGATTATAGAATGGGAGA